GTTTAAATCAACAGCCACGTTATTCACAGCGGCGTCAGTAATGACAACACTTGATGTTGTACCCGTCTTTTGACTGTAGACGTTATAGAGTTCATCAACCTGGTCAAACTGGGCCCAAACTCGTCCGTCTTGCCCGCTGGCAATAAGAGCGGTGTTAATCGCAGTTTCTAAAGCTTGTTCAATCAAAACACCTGTCGTCAAACCGGCAAGACCTGCAAGAGTAGCTGTTACAACCATCCCACCGTCTACTGCGACATCTAAACTGGCATTGGTTCCAGAGCTTAGATCGGTGCTGGCAGCTAATGCTCCTTCAGACACCCCTTGAGTTCCAATTCTTGGGCGCTCAAAGGTTCTCGTGGTAGATTCTCTTCTAATGAAAATAGATCCATCAAGGCCTAGATTGATGCCTTCGCGGTTTCCAGCTTGGATCGCTGCAAAGTCAATCAGTGATCTGTACTTAATCGCCATCTCTTACTCCCCATAAGTCAAAATTATCTGCAGTCAATGCCTTTATGATAGATCATAAATCTGTCGCATGAGCGTGGTATTCAAACTCCCACTGAAAACAATAAATTCTGTTTGCATCGATCATATACAAATCAGGCTCGTTATCTACCATCCTAGCACTAGTCGGCTTACCCTCAAATTCTCTAAAGGCATCCGTTCTTTTGACGGCAGGGGAATCCGCGTGGATAGCCCTTGCAATATCCCTTTTAAAATTACTCATAATAGAATCACCGACCGTGGCATTATGGATGAGTTGCAGTTCGTACATGGTTTTGACGATCACACAACTTTGTTGGTACTGATAATTACTTTTCATGTTGATAACAAATATAGCAGGTAGTTCATATTCTTCTAAAGAAATACCCATAGGAATCTCATCACCGAACACCTTTTGCACGTTGGTATTATAACCATTAGCTGTTGTGATGGTTCTCAGTCTTGTCACAAGAGACTGCATAATTAACGCTTCTCTAGCATCAGCCATCTATCTACCTTTTCTAAGCGTTCTATTTAGAATTTTTCGTGCAATCGTTCCAAACATCTTCACAGCACTACCTGCCGCGGGAGTCAGGTATGGGCGAGCTGGCATGTTCACTCGTTTAGCTAAAGCAAACAGTTTGACCATGGATCTTGTATCACTGCTGGGTTGGTATACCGCAATCTTACCTTTAGAGTTTTTCTTTCCCAAGATTTTAAAGTCACGGTCTTTTTGTTTAAGTTTCCCTACAAAATCTCTTGGAGTCATCCTTCTAAACCGGTCTGCGGCTCCACCCCACTGCTTAATCCAAAGCCAGGTGCGTTTCACGGGGACAATGACCCCCCCAACTTCGTGAATTCTACCGTAAGGAATTCCTCTGGTACCAACAAACCCTGTAGGCATCCCAGTTCCAGTCGTGAAAGGGTTCACACCGCTAAAAATAGAATTTAAAAGACGACCTGACAGCCTTCTCCCGTTTCGTCCGACAAATTGTTTGGTCGAATTTTGTTTAGCAAACGCTTCTGCTTGTTGTGTAACCCGTAACAAAGTTTCAGAGTAAGAACGTTTGACGGAATTTTTCGTCGTTTGGATATAACGAGATAAATCTTTAATGTCTTTGACTCTAGCCATAGTAAACCTCGTTTAAGGATTACGGGTTGCCATAGGCTGGGTAGGAAACTCAAACTTACGATACGTGTTCAGCATAGATACGACATCCACCGGTAGACCTACTTTGGTATCCCAAGAACCGGTACCACTATAACTTTCACTTTCATCTTTTTTACTGCGGCTGTTAAGGCCAATGGACTTTCTGCCTTTACGCCTAAACTTAGCTTCTACAGACAGTAAGATCGCTTCTTTGACATCAGGCGGTAGCTCTTCATACCCGTAGGTGTAGTCCAACCTTGTCACCGCTCTGCCTCTTGGTTGTAAAAACCCTTGAAGCACCACCGCACTCCCACCTCGTTCCGTGACAACAAAATAACTGTCCGTATTTAAGTCATCACCGCCACTACCGTCGGTTTTTACGCCAATGCGCACAGCTTGCACACTGATTAAGGGTTCATTTCTGGGGATGATCGTGTCACTACCGTTGGAGTCTAGAATTTCATTAACGACCACGTGAACATCAAAGTCATTTTCCACGTAATTAATGACCGCTTGTTCCACCGAATCACGCATGATTTCGATTGTGGTGTCATGACTGGTGTTAGCGAGTTCTATACCAATCCAGTCTTTTATTTCATCTATAGTGACGTAGGGTCTAGGCACGTTTGGCCTCTTTACGTTTATGTTTTTTATTTATTTTACTGGAGGTTTTCATTTTTTTGTCCAGGTTGTCTTCACAGTCTTCAATTTTTAGATCTTCAAACGTTTGCCTTGTTAAGATTTCATCTGCTAACTTGTCACTCATAGATGGTCTCACGTGCGGTGTCAAAACTGTGTGATTCAATCCATGGTTTTTAGGCAATCTTTTATGCTCGTAAAAACCGTGTTTGAGTTTCGTTTGACCCTCTAAGGTCACTTCAATGGGAACAGATAAGTTTTTTTTGTAGATTTTGTAGATCTTATCTGCGGTTTTTTTATCCGTTAAAATAAAATCACCCGTTGTCACCTGAGTTCCCCCACATTCTAAAATCGGCATGGAAGAATGCCCTTTAACTTGGGCTCTTAACAGGTAGCAAACGAGTGACATGAATAATCCTTAAAAATAAGGTAGTCCATTTAGAAAAAGGCATAAACTAAATGGACTACCCACACCACATATACTATACAGTTCTGACATTTCTAGCCATGACTACAGAGCGCTCAATGACACTTTGCGGAGTTCCGTCAAACACGTGACGAGCCTTACCACTCATGAGCATCTGATCACTACTTGGTAGAGACGGAGACGCAAATACCCTGGTTGCTTGTCTAGTCCAGTTCATAAACCGTGACTTTTGAACAAGTAGAGCATAAGTCAAAGTTGTTGCAGGAACAGCCGCTGCTTTACCAGTCGCTAACAAATCTTCTCGTACATACTGAGACTCTACGACTTGGATACCAAATACCGGTGGCGCAATCCCTGAACGGTTAGACGCAATAGATCCAAACGCAAACGCTGTGAAGAGTTCTGGTATAGCTCCGCTGACAAGGTCATGAGTCGATGAGCAACCTAGGATGTAAACTAGATCTGTCTTGTCTGCACCTTGGCATTTAAGACGCTTTAAAAGACCTGAGAACATGTCTTTAGAAGGTGTGTCGTTATGATCAAACACAATCTCTTCTCCACCCACGACAACTTCGTTATCAAAGGCACGCTTACGTAGACCCTTCCATGCTTTGGAGTACAACTTTGCACTACCGGCTGCAGTGTCGGCGTCCATGTGAGGAGCTGTGTCATCACCATCAAGCATGCATCGCTCGTAAGAACGATTGATGCCTTCTACGACACCTTTTCTTAACTTGTCGATAATGGCAGGAGAAGAATCGTCTAACAAATCTTGAGTAATCTTGACGTGCACGACGTTGTTCTTAGATTCTACAAGGTAGCTTGCTTGAGTATTAGACTGCTCAGAGAATGTTCCGTCATCAGGCTCTAGTTCACCTTCTAAAAGTCCCAAAGCTCCTGGAACTCTAACGATTGGACTAGACATCGGCATGCCGTCAAACTGATCAGCTAATACTCTTGGAATCTCATACTCTTCAAAGTAAAAGCGAGCCTGAACCTGGTCAATAAAAGTATCAAAATCAGTTATGTTGAAAGATTTGGCGTATCTTTCAAAAGTTGTCCACAAGGGTACAGACTTGATCAACGCTTTTGAAGGATGACGAGTTGACCCTTTGTACATGGCCTGGATTTCACAGTTAGAATACGCCTTCTTTAAAAGAAATAAACGCTTTCTAGCCTCGTTGTCTAGCATTTCAGATGCATTGTAAGACATGCTTGATTTTGAACCAAAGTTCAAAGGAACACTGGTTGCTCTGTCATCGTCATCTCTTAACTTGTGACCAAAAAGCAGACCAAAGTTAGATTCACCCGCTTTGGTTTGTAGCAAAGCCGCAGCTTGACGAAGATCGTTCTCGTAAACTGGTTTTAAAGTGTGGTTACCTGGAGCCTTTTGAGAAGCTAGGGCCTCGTACAATTTGCTTGTGTGTGGAAACTCGTTTGACATTCAAAACCCCTTAATAGTTTTAGTTACCGTATGAAAACCGCACAGGTACTACCTGTTTGAATGATCATTGTTACTGATAATATTTAACATTATAGCGCTGATTTGCTCAATCTTCTCGTTCTGGCACGTAATTAGCGTCTTTAAAGCTTTCATCTCTTCTTTTTCTTTTTCTTTTTCTTTGTCATACTTTAATTCTTCTTCTTTTCCCGGTTCAGCATCTTCAATCTGCTGTTCACCTTCACTCATCTTTTTAGCCATCATCTCCATCATCATGTCATTTTGATTTTTCATTTCCATCATCATGTCATTCATGGAGCCTAGCATGGAGCCAATGCGCTTCATCTGCTCAATCATCTCTACTAGTTTTTCTTCCATCAGTTTTTCATCCTTTGCAAGTGTCGTCGCATTGTAAGAAGTTTCATTATCTTGGGTTGTATCATCATCATCCGAATGCTCAGATTTTTCTATGGTAGCTTCTTTAGGTATAGAGGTAAACAAAGCGGATCGTTGAACAGGCTCTTCCAGGGACAAGTTACTCACCGTAAACACTGAACCCGCATTAGCAGGTACCGCAACAACAGATAACTCTAAAAGTTCCCATTGTAAAATAACTGCTGGCTCCATAAGACGGCCTTGCTCATCAAACTCGGGAGCTTTAACCTTGTGCGGTATAAATCCAACTGAGACAGTCTGTAAAAGTTTTTGAGCAATCAGTGACCGAGCATCTTTTTGCTGCCCAGTCAGTTCTGCTTTGGCCGGATCTCCAATGTAGGCCTCAAAGTGAATCCCACTGTCTTGAGCATCTAAATTCACGACCCGACCAATGGTAGCGCTCGCAATATAAAGGTGATCTAAAAGCAGGACTTGGTTTTTCATAAAGTTATTGATGTCAATCCCTGCAGGTTCTAACCGTTCGTCCATACGGTCGACCATGTTGGCGTTTGCAATACCTTTGATGTAGAGCTTTTGCATGGGATCTAAAGATTTAACTTCACGTGGTATACCCTTAACAGTTTTAACGTTATACACGTTTTTTATACCACCGTTTATGATGCGGTACCCTTCTGGTTTTTCAATAATCGGTTGACCACGTCTTTGTGCAGAATCAATGAAGCGTTTGGTTAACACGCCTTGACGGTGTAAATACTCACGATACTTTCTAACATTTTCACTGTTGCCAATAATTTCAACGGCCATGATCTAACCCCTGTTAATGATTTGTTCAGCGTTTGACTGTGCGGTATTAGGGATAACTGACGAAAGTGCGCATCTGCAGTTTATAACTTCGGAAGCAATGGCACGAGGATCTCTTGGGTACCCTAAACTAGCTCCTGTGTCTGGATTAACGTAGACGTAATTACTAGGAACTATACCTCGTCGGCCTTCACGTTCAAAGGTTGCATGTCCCTTTCTAGCATCGGGGTTAGAACTCACATCTCCGACGTGAAACCACTGCTTATTGACTTCACTAAAAACCTCTTGCAAGACCTGGTTTTGCCACATAATCCCTTGAGAGATAGCGGTTAAGGTTTCTGTTCTGGCAATCGTAAAAGCCTGGTCACCGTAA